GAGAAGCGTATCTTAATGGGTGCTGCTTTAGTGCCTAATAAACAAATCTATAGACGTAACGACAAGAACGAAGAGTATCATATCTATTTCAGCAAAGACACGGTTAGAAAAGCAAGTGAATTATTTTTGATGCGTTCTAACCAGAACAATGCTACATATGAACACGATAAAAAATTAAGTGGAATGAGTGTGGTAGAATCGTGGATCATTGAAGATGAGAAAAAAGATAAGTCTGCAAAATACGGATTCAGTCTACCTGTAGGAACGTGGATGATTTCTATGAAGGTAAACAATGATGAGGTGTGGAAAGACGTAAAAGAAGGTAAGGTTAAAGGCTTTTCAATAGAAGGTTACTTCGCAGACAAATACGAAATGAGCCTTAAAGATACGATTAGTGAGACGCAAACAGAAGATGAACTTATTGAAAAAATAAAAGAGATTATCCGCAATGGCGAAGCAAACTAACGTCACTAACTTTCTTAAAAAGCCAAAGGTTAAAAGACCTAATGTTCACGCAAAGACGAAAGCGAGTAAATTGAAGTCAAGTAAAAATTACAAGAAACTTTATACAGGACAAGGATAAATGGAGATTCCATATTTCATAAGATATAAAGACTTTACGACTATTGATCCAGCGGACTTACTTTATTTAGACGATGTAAATAGTGACGTAATAAAGCGAGTTAGCGTACAGGACTTTGCAGATGGATTAGCACCAATCATTGAACCATCTCTAACAAAAGACAGAGGTTCGTTTTATGACACTACTACGCAAACTTGTACAAGTGGTGGTATTGAAGCTATGAGATTTAACTCTGTGGATTCTGACGCAACAAGTGGTGTAAGTATAGTAAATAACGGAAGCGGACACCCTACACGTATTACTGTCTCTAAGACGGGAGTATATAACATTATGTTTTCTGCTCAGCTACAAAGAACAACGGGCGGTGCGAGTAATCAAGTAATTATATGGATGCGAAAAAACGGAACTGATGTAGCATATACCGCAACTCACTTAGCAGTACAAGCGAATGCTATTTATTTAGTAGCAGCTTGGAACTTTTTTATAAAGCTAACTGCTGGTCAATATTGCGAGTTAATGTGGACACAAGACGATGCAATAGATTTAAAATACGATCCAGCTAATACTATAATTCCTTATCCTGAAACACCGAGTATAATTTTAACAGTAAACGAAGTATAACGACTCATATATTAATCATTAAGCACTAAAAAGACGGATAATGACTAATATATTATACAAACTAATAGATATGGCAAAAAAACAAAAAACACTAAGTAACACATCTCCCAAAGGTGGTAGACGTGGATGTCTATGCGATGACGGAACGTATAAGGCAGAATGCTGCGATGGAACACTACAAGCGCAAGGAGTAGGAAGCATTGTTAACCAAGAAACATCTACCGTAGTAAACACGAATGCACCGAGAACTATTGTAACTACTAACGGGTAAAAATACAACAGACAAAACACGAATAAGTTAAATAGAAAAGTAATAGTATTATGAGCAACATTAATAACATTCTATCAAAGATTGAAAAAGCTAATAAAATTGAAGAGGTTAAATTAGCTAATCATAGAGTTGAATTAGGACTGAGAGATGACATTATTGCAGGATTTCAGAAATATTTAGGTCAAAGAGATGCTGCTAAAAAAGCAATTAGCAAGGCTGAAAATGTGGTTATTGATGCCTATAATAATTACGCTGCATTAGCTGGAGCTGCAAATGCTACACTTGGTGATTTAAATACATTGAAAGCAAAAGCAAAAGAATTAGGAATTGATTTAGATCCTGATATGACAGGCATTGAAAAAAAGATGAAAGACGAATTAAAAGTTCTTAAACCAAACGCAGCGGCTATTCAAAACACAGCAAAAGGATTAGCTGATATTAGAGTTTCTATTAAATAAATAATAATGAAAACAAACGTAATAAACCAAATCAAACAACTTCTTGGAATGGAAGTTAAACTTGAGCAAATGAAACTTGCTGATGGAGTAACTGTAATCGAAGCGGATTCTTTTGATCCTGAGATGGCGGTAGTAATTGTAACAGAAGACGAGCAAAAAATTCCTTTGCCTGTAGGTGAATATGAATTAGAAGACGGTCGTATTCTTGTGGTAGCAGTAGAAGGTATCATTGCTGAAGTTAAAGAAGCACCAGCACAAGAAGAAGAAGAGCCAATGGAACAACCTGAAGCGGAAGTGCCTGTTGAAGCAGAAGCTGAAGTAGAGGTGTCTACTCCTAAAAAGACAGTAGAGTCTATCATTAAAGAAACGTTCTTTTCTGAGATGGAAGCGTTGAAACTTGAGAACGAAGAATTGAAAGCTAAATTGGAAATGTTTTCTAAAGTTGAGCCTACTACAGAAGTTACTACTGAAGAAGCTACTGAAAAAGTTGAACTCGAAGAAGTAAAACCTATTTCTTTCAACCCTGAAAAAACTAATCCTACGGAGTTCTTTAAACTTGCTTCTAAGAAACCAAGAACTACTATGGATGTAATCCTTGAAAAACTTAATAAATAATATTAATTCTTAATTTAAAAAACGATGGCAACTACAACATCAATTACTACAACTTATGCTGGTGAGTTCGCAGGTAAATATATCGCTGCTGCTCTCCTTTCTGCTCCAACTTTAGAGCAAGGTGGACTTACTATCCATCCAAATGTAAAGTACAAACAAGTTATCCAAAAGGTAGCAACTGACGGAATCGTTAAAGACGCTACTTGTGACTTCGATGCTACTTCTACAGTAACACTTACTGAGAAAGTTCTTCAACCTGAAGAGTTCCAAGTAAACCTACAATTGTGTAAAAAATCTTTCCATTCAACGTGGCAAGCTGCTGAGATGGGTTATGGAGCATTTGATGTTCTTCCTAAATCTTTCGCAGATTTCCTTATCGCACACGTAGCAGAAAAAGTAGCTTCTCACATCGAAGGTGTTATTTGGGAAGGTAACAACGCTTCTGCTGGTGAGTTCTCAGGAATTAACCGTCAGTTGACTACAGATGCTGAACTTCCATCTGCACAAGAAATCGCTGCTGTTGGTGGTGGTGTAAATGCTGGTAACGTTATTGCTCAGTTGGGTTCTATCGTTGACGCTATCCCTACACGTTTGTATGGTGCGCCTGATCTTAAATTGTATCTTTCTTCTAACATTGTACGTGCTTATATCCGTGCTTTGGGTGGATTTGGTGCTTCAGGTCTTGGTGCTAATGGTACTAACAACCAAGGTACACAATGGTACACTAACGGTTCTTTGAGTTTCGATGGTATTCCAATCTTCCTTGCTAACGGTATGGATAATAACAAAGGTTTGGCTACAACTACTTCTAACCTACACTTTGCTACAGGTTTGATGTCTGACTTGAACCAAGTTAAGGTTATTGATACTGCTGAAACTTTAGGAGATGAGAACGTAAGAGTAATTATGCGTTTTACAGCTGATGCTAAATATGGTTTCGCTGGAGATATCGTTACTTACGGAATTACAAACTCAGCTAACTAATATTACTGACTTAAATTAACGAGGGTGGTGGAATATCTGCCACCCTTTTTTTAATAACTTTAAATACTAAATAAAATGTCTTGTGATATAGCAAATGGTGTAGCAGAACCGTGTAAAACCGCAGTTGGTGGATTGGATGCAATCTACCTAATTAACTACGGAGATTACGCTCCTACAGATATTACGTACAACGCAACAGCAACAGATCAGATTGACGATATCAATGCTGTTTCTTCTATCTACAAGTTTGAATTGAAAGGTGCAAACTCTTTCGAACAAACTATTACTTCAAGCCGTGACAACGGAACTACTTTTGTAGAGCAAGTTTTGACTGTTACTCTTAAACAACAAAGCGCAGCAAAACACAAATTGGTTAAATTGTTGGCTTACGGACGTCCTCACGTTATCGTTAGAACACGTGCCGGTCAATACTTCCTTGCTGGTCTTGAGCGTGGAATGGATTTGACAAGCGGTGTTATCTCTAATGGTACTGCAATGGGAGATTTGAACGGATACACACTTACCTTTACGGGTATGGAAAATATCCCAGCGAATTTCTTGAATTGTTCAACTGAAGCAGGTCTTGTTACCGTAATGTCTTCAGCATCTATGGTCACTTCATAGTGTTTCTTTCATAGTGTTTAGATTAGGGCAGCTTCGGTTGCCCTTTTCTT